CCTCGACATTGACCGGACTATATGGCCGCTTGCCCTCGCCGGTGTTGATGAAGTCCTGAACCGCCGCGTCGGCTTCGTCCTGGTGCAGCGTCACGCCGCGGAAGTGGAGCGTGTTCCCCCATTGGCTCGTGTCGGAATAGACGATGCGGAACACGCCCTCGAGACCGAGCAGGGCGAACTCTTCGCCGCTGGCATGGGTGCCGATCGCGAAGTCGCTGCCCTTGCGACCGCGCCGCAGGTTGGTCAGCTCCCACGTTACGTCATCGATCTGCGTCGCGGTCTTGAACTGCAGATATTCGCCCAGGCCGTCCTTTCCGACGAAGGCGAAGTTCTTCCATGCGTCGAGTTCGGCGTCGGTCGCGCTCTCCAGTGTCATTCCGCTGTGAAGCAGAACCACGGTGAGCACGCTGGTGGTGTCGAGCGTGTCGTCGAGGCCGGTGGTCGTTCCTGCGGCCAGCGTTCCGGTAACGTCCCCAACCACCGCGCTCTGAGGCTGGTCGATGATCGTGACGTAAGTGACGCCATCCGATGAGACTTGGATCGCACCGCGGTCCCAGTAAGCCTCGGTTCCGGCCTGCACGACATAGAAGCCGTAATCGTCGTGATTGTCGGAGAAGATCGCTCCGTCGATCAGGACAAGACGAGTATCGGCGAACAAGGTAGACGGATCGTCGGGCGGTGCTCCTGACGTGCCTGGCTCATTTGCAGTGTAGGTAACGCTCTCATCTGAGACCGCCTCGACCTCCATGATTCCGTTCGCGCCGCGCGATGCCCGAGTAATCCGGTATGGAACCGTCCGGTCATAAGCGGTCAAGGCATAGGCAAGGCCGACTTGGAGGCTGATCCAGGTATCGGTCAGCGTGAAATGCAGCGAGGTCCGGCCCAGCCACGCATCCCACAGCATCAGCATGGCAGTTGAGGCGCCCTCGCTCGCTGTCAGGACCAACGGGATGCTCGTCGTGACGTTCGACTTGGCGTGTCCTTCCGAACGCCGCGCTGATTGTGTGTTCTCCTGATAATCTCGGTCGGGGTCGAGGAACGTCAGCGCCAGCTCACGGGGAAGGCTGAGGTCAGTGTCCCGGCTGAACGTATGCTTCTTGGGCGGTTCGTCGCCATAGGCATAAGCACCCATCTCGTCGGGCGGGATGGTTGCCCTCAGCGATTGGGAGCGGCGATAGAACCTGACCTGGCCGGCGACTTCAGCAGCATCCACACCAAAGGCCGGCAGCAGCGGCTTGATCGCATCCCAACACGACGATTCACCAGTAACCGCATAGCCTCTGAGCAATGTGCTCGTGAGCGCGGTGGTCGAGATGTCGCGTTCAGAGTCGATGCCAGCAACCGAAACAACCGCCTCGATGAAGTCGGCGACACTCTGCCCGGTCTTGACCGCGACCAGACCCTCGATCGTCGGCACTGAGTTGCCGAACGCCGCGAGTTGCAGCTTCTCGATGACAACATAGGCGCTGTAGATGTAGCCGCTGTCCTCGCCGACAGCCGATGCGAGAACTGGATCGACGCCCTGCTCGCTATGTCCGCCGTAGATCGTGGCGCTGGTGAAGTAGCGGTTCTTTCCGTACTTCTTCTTGATCAGCTTGCCATCGGTGCCGAGCGTCGTGACACCCGACGATTCCGTGCCCTTGAAGATTTGCTTCCCGTTCGCCCAAATCTTCGACAGATCCTCGATAGGATCGTCGTCGGTGCGATCCACGAACAGCATCGCGAAGGTGTCGGAGTAGGTATAATAATGCTGGTTCGGTGCTGCGAACCCGAGCAGTCCACCGATTGCACCACCGATCAATGCTCCTACCGGCCCGCCGATCATGAAGCCTTCGGCGGCTCCCGAGATCGCCCCGACAATCTCCGAATAATCCTCGACCGTATGCTTGGTCTCAAGGATGTCGTCTTGAGCGATGAAGATGCCGGTCAGTCGGACCTTCTCCCCGCCGGCACGGGGCATCGCCACACCATAATCGCCGCCGCCTGCGGCAAGATTGTCAAGGCGCGGCCCGTCCTGAGCCGTCACCCTGCCGAGCAGATATGAGATGCCCAGGTTCGCGACGAACGAGGTGGCAGTCGAAAGGAAACTCGCGCCTGCAGCCGCCGGAATTTGCGCCATCAGCCCGGCGCCTTCACGTCAGCTGCGGCGCTCCGCTTGTCTCCACCCGGCACCTTGTCGAAGCCGCCGTAACGAACGAGATTCGCCCATGCGGTGCAGCCGTTGGTTCCTCCCGATGCGTCTTTCAGGTTCGTGCAGCCGGGCGTCATCGAATAGGCGTCACCGGCGATGATCGGGAACGATAGCCGCGGCCACAGTTCGAACACGCCGCCCGCCGTATGCTCCTTGATTTCCGCGCTAACTCCGTCATTCCAGCCCGAGGTGAACGTGATCGTGCCCCTGCTGAAATAACCTGCCGTTTCAGTCCGAGCGGCATCGGTGAATCCACGCTCGCCAACTGCGGTGTCCACGGTCCCCGTCACGGTCAACGGTGCCAAGTCCTTCTGGCATTTGCTGTCGCCGAACACCCAGCGGCATCCAGGCTGAAGCAACGAGACGAGCGGCGTTTGCTCGAGCTTTCCGCCTGCCCCGATGATCTCGACCTTGAAGCCGGTCTCGTCCTGCTGGACCGCGCCGAACGTGCCTTTCAGCAATCGGCGGTGAAAGCCCTCACCAGCCCACGGTGCGAGCCACGCTTCGACTTCGGCCCCGTCGAACAATCCGGTGTAAAGTTCATCCGGATGGATGCCGTCGCCACCAAGCGCGCCCGACAGATCCATGCTGCCAGCTTCGCCAACGTTGGCTACATTCTCGGATGCGCTCGGCACAAGGCTGTCGCAAGCCTGATAGGTGATCCCGCTGCCGGCCGGATATTCTAAGTCCCGATCGAGCGAAGTGAAGCGGAACACCTCGCCATCCGCGCGGGTGATCGTCCAGATTTGCGCCCAGCGGGTGCCGCAGGGGACACTCTTGTAAAGAAACTCAAGTCCAGCCTGAGAGACGAAGAAGGACGGAATGACACGGTGCAGATATTCGGCACCGGCCTGGCTGGACTTCATCGCCGTTCCGACGCGGAACAGATATTCGACACCTACCTGCGATACGAGCGCGTCCACATCAACGCGGATCAGGGTTTCTGCGCCGGCCTGGCTGACCTTGGCCGTGGTCACAGGATTAGCTCACTCGTTCGACGACGTGGCCAGCGGCGTTCAATCCCGCAGGAATGAACGGAACCCCCGTATCCGGATCGAGCGGCACATTGCTGTCGTAATAGGCCGCGGCTGTCGTGATCGGCTGCGCGCTGACCGTGCCCTTGGTTCCGTTGGAAATGATGTTAGGCGCGACCGTGCAGGTGCCCGCGTCGTCCTTCCAGGCGCGAATAAACGGGCGAGTGGTCAGGATCTCAGAAAGGTTCGCAGGCCCGTTCTCAAGTCCGAAGTCGGATTCCGCCGTGGTCGATGCGGTCGAGATGTAGCTGCTGTCGACCGGCGGCTTTTCATTGAGGAGCGAATAACCGGTGACTCCGCTGGAGAGAGTGAAGTCGGCCTGCGCGGTGTCTGCGTTCACCATGATCACGCCCGACTTGCAGTCGCCGATCCACGTATCGCAGGCCGAGCTGTCAGCGGTCGTGTCGTTGGCGAAGTAATCGGCAAGATCGAAGGTCGGGTATGCAGAAATACCGACCTGCTTAGATTCAAAGCCGATTGCGAACTGGCTGAACTCGACGTTGGCGGTAGAAACTGTGTCGATGCCGGTCAGGTTGAGCTTCGTGACTTCATCGACCCTGACCTCGAACGCGCCGTCTGTACCGTTGCCAGCCTTCGCATAAATCTCGATGTGCTGATAAGCGCCAGCACCGATGACCGGAAGCGAGCGGTCGATGACTGTTTCCACACCACGGCGAAGCTCGAGCGCGCCGTCAGTGCCAAGCATGAGCCTGATTTGCAGGCCGTTGGCCTGATCCCTGAACGCGGCCAGGAAAACACCGTTCAGACCGCTGCTGCCCACACTTTCGGAAGCGGGCAATGCCGAGCAGTAAATCGCGAAGCCAAGGAACACCTCGGTCAGCGGGGCGCCGAACACGCGGCGGGCCTCCTTGCCGCCAGCGATGTCGCTCATCCGAAGATGATGTGTGCCGGTGCGCGGATTGGCTGTGGACAGCGTGAAGGCATTGTCCACCTGAGCCCATGCCTGACCTGACGAGCCGTTGAGCATATAGGCGACAGTGCCGCCGTATCGCCCGAAACCGTCGCACCAAAGGTTCATTAGCAGGGCCTCACTTCAACAAGGGTCAAATCAGCAAACCCGCCGGCCTGCCATGTCCGCACCAAAGTCTCGAGCTGGTCGTCGCTCTCGAATCGCACTTCCACATCGAACAGGAAGCCGGCGGTAAGGATGTGTCCGGCCAGCGGCGGGGTATCGAAGGTCACGATGCCGTCGGGGCGGCTGACCGTGTAATCGGACTCACTGACGAGTGCGCCGTTGTCGGCGATGAGCACGCTCGACAGCACCGGCAGGTGGATCGTGCGGTCGTAATTGTTACCGCCGCGGCTGTAGCGCTTCACCAGCTGAAAGCTGTCGGTGTAGCCGTCTCCGGTGCCGATCTCCTGATCCAGTTCCGAAATGTCGATTTCTTCATCGATCGCGTTAGGCACATGATCGATCGACGCCTTGTCGAGCGGGTCACGCCACGGGAACGAGTAATAAGGACCTGCCGTGATCAGCCAGTGCTTCTTCAGATCGTTGATCACGTCGGTCGTGCGGGCCAGCGCTTCCGGCAGCACGAAGCGATGTAGCGGGTGCTCCCATTCCTGGTTGCGGCGCTCGTTCCCGCTCGCGTTCAGCTGGATCGTCGTCTTGAAGCGCGGCGAGGACACGCAGGGATAACCCGGTACCGCGTCCGGCAAATAGATATCGAGGAACGGCATCAGCGCAGCTTCCGCTTGAGGCCGCGGACTACCTGCCCCTCGCTGCGGCGGAAGCTGTCGGCGTCGGGCGTATAAACATTCATGGTCACGCCTGCCATCCGACCGTGCTGCCAGCTGCGCGAATTGTCGTTCGCGATCGAAATGCGCTCGCCGTAGGAGACGTTCGCGATCGGCAGCCCGTTGATCGACAGCAGGTTCTTGTCGGTGCCGAGCCGACCGAGCACGCTGAATGAGCCGCCGCCAGCAAAGCCGAGATTGGCATCGCCCAGCTTCACCGCAGCAAGACTGCCTCCACCGCCGCTCGTCCCGAAGCCGAGCAATCCGCCAAGCGAGCCGAGGATGTTCAGACCGCCACCCTGCAGCTGACTACCGAGCAAGCGCTGCAGCTGAAGCCGCGCCAATCCGAGGAAGAACTGCTTCAGCGTTTCGAGCAGCGAGTCCGTCGCCTTGCCGATGCCTTCACTCAACGCGAGCACGCTATCAAGCAGTCCGTCCATGCCCTCGACTTCCAGCCGCTGCAGCGCTTCGTTCGCCTTGGCTGCTGTGGTCGGTAGAGATGCCAGATAATCTTCCAGCGGGCCGCGGGTTCGCTGCATCACTCCCGCCCGGTCGAGCGAGTAGGTCTTGTTCAGATTGAGCAGATCGCGACGCGCATCCTCGACGGCAGCAATGTCCTTGCTAGTCGCGATCACGAATTCGAGCGCCTGCTTCCTCTGTTGGTAGGCAATGTCGAGCAGCTGAAGTTCGATCCTGCGCCGCTCTGCCGCGGTTTCGGCGAGATCCTCTTGTGCCTGCAGTACATCCTTGCGCCGGTCGAAATCGTGCTGCTCAAGCTCGTTGGTATCGCTGAGGCGCTGCAGCCGCTCGTCCTCGAGAAGCCCCTGACGCTCTGCTGCGTCCTTCAGATCATAAGCGGCCTTGAGCTGGCCAGCTTGGGCTTCGGAAAGACCTTCCTTGCCCTTGGTGAGCCTGCCGAGCGCGACCTTATATTGCAGCTCGGCAGCAAAGGCATGCTGCTCGGCGTTCAGAATTTGGATGCCGATCGATGTGCGCTCGATGTAGTTCTCTGCGATATTCTGCTGCGCTTGGAGAACATCGATATTCGCGCGGCGGATTTGCTGATCGAAGTCGTACTGCGCCCGCAATGCCTGCTCGGCGCTATGATCTTCCCTTGCGCGCTTGTGTCCACCGCCTCCACCAGCGAGAAACTTGGGAATATTGGATCCCGACTGACTCCGGGTGGCAGGCGGAAGCGCGACCGTAACCGACGAAGATCCGCCACCACCTCCCAGGTTGAGGTCTTGGATGATCTTCGGAATGAGACCGGCAGCCTCTGCGCCAGATGCCGCAAGACCCGCGCCGGCTGGACCGCCGAAGCGGAATCCAACAAGGCCCGCGATGAGGTCGATCGCACGCTGAGGATCTGACGCTATGAAGTCGGCGACACCAACGGCTAGGCGCTCCAACGAATTTGCGAGGGACAGGATCGAATCCGCATTATCGGCGACGATGCCGGCGATATTCGCTTCGAGCACCGTCTTGACGGCGCGCAACTTGTCGGCCGTCTCGTCAGCCCGCTGGATCTGATCATCGGAAAGGACGATCCCCAGCTTCTGTGCCGCCTGCTCCAGATTGTTGATCGCTTCGGAACCGCCCGCGAGCAAATTGTCCAGCTTCGATCCGGTCTTGCCGAACAGCGCGACCTCGATTGCCGCACGCTGGGCGCGGTCGGTGACTTTCTGCAGGCCGTCGGCGATGATCCGGAACGCCTCGCCGCCCGACTTGCCTTTCACCTGATCAACACTGATACCGATTGCGGCCAGTGCCTTCGCTGGTTCCTTCGCTCCAGCCGCTACCTTGCCGAGCGTGATGGTCAGCTTCGATAGCCCGACCTCGAGCTGATCCTGGCTAACCCCGACCTGACCCGCTGCGAACCTGAATATCTGCAAATCGCGAGCCGTCACGCCGAGCTGCTGAGCCGTTTCCGCAAGCGATCCGGCATATTCGAGCGCCGACTTCGTAGCAGCGACCAGAGCGCCGACGCTTAGCCCCGCGAGGAGTCCGGTACCAAATCCCTTGACCGAGCTAAGCGACCTTTGGATCGCGGACGCAGACGTAGCAGCCTGACGCTGCGAGCGCTTCATCCCGGCTTCGAACGCCGAAGTCTCCGCGGACAGGCTCACACGGAGCGCGCCGATCAGTGCACCTGCCATTTACGCTCCTGTGGTGTTATTGCCGGTCGCCATGAGAGAAAATGGCTTGAGCATCGCGGGCGCGATCTTCCTGATCGTCGGCGGCTGTCTGATCTTTTGGGGTTTCACGTCGCCGACAGCGAACCTTGAACTGATGCACATTCAGTCGATGGAGCTGATGCTCGGCATCGGCGCCGGTATCGTCTCCGCAATTCTGATTGTCGGCGGTTCGATCATTGAAGCGTTGAACCGCCGCGGCTGATCTTCACCGGCACGCCCTTGGCCTGCAGCCGGTGGAAGAAGGCGATCCCCTTCGCGTGCTGCAAGCTGGTCGCTTTCTCTTCCCCGCTCTGGCCGAGGAAATCGCTCAGCGACTTGCCCTTGAGCTTCCCCGCATAGCCGTTGAGCGCGAAGATCGCCGTGTGCCATGCCGTGTAGAGCGCAAGGTCGATGTCGCGTTTGCGGCGCAGTGCGGCCCCCTCCATCGCGTTCACGAAAGAGCGGGGAGTTTCCTTCCAGAAGCGATCAGGCTCAAAACCGGCCGCTATCCATTCTTTCCGGAACTCTTCGACCGACCACGCCGCACCGGAGGGTTTTTGGGCCTCTCTTCCACCAGCGGGAAGGCGCGCTCGAGCAATGCATCGAGAGCGAAGCCGACCTTCAACCCGACATCCTTGGGCGCGAAGATCAGCCCGGCGGCCTGATCCAGCGTGATCTCGGGGTGATGAGTCCTCAAGAGCGCCCACAGCATCTGACCGACCACACGCAGCTGACGCTGAGGGTTGCGGACATGCGCCACGATCAGCGGCATGGGCATGTCAAGCGCGCCCTCCATGATGGTGATCGCGCCGAAGTCCAGCCTCAGCGTCAGCGTTTCATCCGGAAGTACGACCTGTTGCTCTTCACCAAAGGCTAGGAGCGTCAAGAGCCGGTAGCTCCAGTCCCTTGCTCGACATCGCCGGTCACGCGGAACGTCGCGGTCGCGGTGATCTTGCTGCCGGTGGTCATCGAGTCAGGCGCGTACTTCTTGATGAAGGCGTGCGTCACGATGTTCCAGTCGGCTGCGCCCGTCCCGCTATTGTCGGGAATGACAATACGGATCGCGCGGGTGTCGCCGGTGGTCTTGGCATCGGTCAGGAGCAAGTCCGTCGCGCTGCCGGGGACATAGTTGATCGTCGCGGTGAACTCGCCGCCGTCGATCAGTCCGGAGATATACTCCTTCCTGCGACCAGGCGACTTCAGGTGCGTCGCTTCAACTTCATCGGTCTCGTCGCTCGGGAAGCCGCATTCGACGACCTCGATAAGCTCGACGAGGTTGGCTTCGGTGTCGTCGGTGCTGACATGCAGCTCACCGCCCCACCCAATGCGTGCCTCCGTCATGTCGTTAACTCCTCAGTGTGGTGAATGATCAGGTCTGTCGATTTGCGGAAAATGATCACTTCCCCGTCCCGCTCGGGGATGTCCCGCGGCCCCAACACGATGTCGGCCCGCTGGAATGTGTGGCCGCTGCTCGTGCCGCCTGGAACGATGGCGCCCAGCACTGCTGCCGTGATTGTCTGCTTCGAAGCGTAGCTGTCGGCCCAAACGTCGACCTGAACCCGCGCTGCTTCCAGATCCCAATCCTTCAGCGTCTGCGGCCTAAGCTCGGTCACATCGAGCAGCGTCACATAAGGCCGCGCCGTTCCTTGGGGTGCGTTCTCCCAATAGGTCTTTGCCTCGCCCGTTCTTGCACGGACGAGCAGGGCTCCTTGCCAATCCACCTAGAGCCCCTTCGCCCTCTTGCGCGCAGCACGCTCGGCGGCCTTGCGGATTTCGACCCACAGCTCGGTCGCGATGATCTGCTCGGCCCTCTGCTTATTCGCTTCCCAAGCTGGCCGCATGAACGGATGCGGGCGCATCCTGACCGTTCCGAACTCCTGAAACAGGCCGCGGCTGAGCACGGTGCCGACATGAACCTCAGCGACACCAAGCTTGCCTGCCCTGTAAGCGCTAGACCGCTGGCGCCGCGTCAGTTGCGTTCCGGTATGGATGCTGATCTGCAGCTTGCCGGTCTCGATCGGCGCAAGAGACTGCGCCTGATCGTTGATCGGCTTCGCCGCCTTCTTCAGCGTCCGGATGAGTACATTCTTCTCGGTCGACTTCTTGCCCAGTTCGGCGAGTGCCTGATCGGAGCCGACCAGCCATTCCACCTTGGCAACAACGCGGTCGGTCACAACGCCCTCGTCGCGGTGAAGCGGATCGTCTGCCGATCGAGCGGCGCGACCTCAGTCAAATCCCAGACCGAACCGAGATAACTGATGCGATCCTTCAGCGTCACAGCCTCGAGCGTCGACGAACGGACGCATTCGAACGTGGCCGCCTGCGTTCCGCCTTCCTCCGCCGCTTCCCGCTTCTCCTGAGCACCGCCGAAGCGAACGTAAGCCCGCCTCGTCGCATAGGCCGACCATGACGGGATTGCTTGGCCGTATGAATCCTCGCTGTTCGTCGCCCGCTCGATGACGATCAGCTCCGTCCGCTCGCTGGCCGACATCAGTAAGCCGATACAGGACTGATGGCCTCGAGCAGAGAGTCGACGGTTAAGGCAATCTCCTGCGATACGATTCCCGCTGCTGCTGCCTCCCTGAACTCGAACCAATGGCCGATCAGGATCAGCATCGCGCGCTTCCCGATCAGATACTCCTGGCTCGTCGCGTCAAGAGCGCCGGCAGTGTACGTCACCGTGATGGTCCCGCCGCCGATCAGGTCGGGGAAGCTATCACCGTCGGCAGGGCTAATGCGCGCCGGGAAGCCAAGGTTCGTCACGAAGCCGGTGTAGGTCGCGTCGTCCGTTGGATCGTCGGTCGTGGAGTATTTGACCGACGTGATCGAAGTGATCGGTTGCCGCCAGATTTCGAGATAGTCGCCCCAGCGGGTGAACTTCTCCGTGCGCGTTCCGCCGACGAACAGCATCCGGCTGGCGCGCTCCACATAGGCCCGAGCCGGAGCGATCAGCGACGTGATAAACGTGTCGTCGCTGTTGTCATTCTCCATCCTGACCTGGGCTTTTGCCTCAGTCAGGGTGATCGGCTCAGCCAACTTTGGCGTCCTTCCCGTCGCGGCCGCGCTTCACCGCCAGCCGCCAGCCGCTATCCTGCGTGTCGGGCTTCGCGTCGGTCTGCTTCTGAGCGATCCACCAAGAACCGCCCCAGCTCACGCCGTCGCCAGCTTCGTAGGTCTCGTCCGCCTTATAGACGCCGCGGTCGATCGCGGTCGGCCATTTGAACGTGAATACCTTCTCTTCTTCGCCGCGGCGGAAGCTCAGCTCGATCGTGCGATCGTCGTCGAGCACGCACGCGTCCATATCGTCGAAGCCGAAGCCGTCGCGACCATCCGCGCCCTTCTCGCCGTCGCGGATGCCGGTGCGAATCAACCGCCCATCCTGAAGCGTCAGCACGAGTTCGCCGCTGTCCTTCACCGCCTCGACGATGCCGGCCGCGTCCTTGCCATCGGTTCCGGCGATGCCGTCCTGCCCTGGATCGCCCTTCTCGCCACGATCGCCTGGGTCGCCCTTCTCGCCTTTCTCGGGCTCGCGAGCTTCCAAGGCGGCAATCCGCGCCAAGAGAGATTCCCTCTCGGCCTTCAGCGGCGCGACCTCGCGCTCGACATATCCGCGAACGAGATCGACGACCTCTTTGCCGAACGCTTCACCGTCGAGCATCAGCTAAGTCCCTTCGCAATGGTCGCAAGCGCGAGAGCGCGCTGCGCCGCGGCGGCGTTATCGTTGGCGGCAGGATCTACCGGCGGCGGAGGTGCAGGTTGCGTGATCGGCTCAGCGTCGCGCTTCGCCAACCATTCGAGGCTATGATCCTGCTCCTGCAGGTAAACCGTGTCGCCGCCTTCGACCGGAGGCTTCTGAAGCGTCAGGCGCTGCTCGTTCACGGTCAGCTTGCCCTTCGACTTCTCGAGCACGTCCATCTGCGTGATGCTGTCCATGCGCAGCAGATTGTCGGTATCGAACTCGGTGCCATAGAACTGGCCGTTGATGCCGACGCCCTCGCCGATGCCCAGCCCTTCGTCCAGACACAGTTCGATGTCCTCGATGTGCTTCTGCAGGCACTGGCTGAAATACTCGACGTTGAGCGCCTGCACGTTGTTGTAGCTCGGCAGCGCTCCGACCCCGACCTTGTAGGGCGGGACGTGATAGACCGAGCAGATCATCTCGGCCGTGAACTTCAGCTGTTCGATCAGCTGTGCGTCCTCGGCCTTCATGGTCAGCGATTCGAACTTCAGCCCATCGCCGAGGATGGCGATCTTCGCCGCGCCCTGAGCGCCGCCGTATTGGTTCTCCCACGTCTCTTTCAGTCGGGTCGCGTCGTCGGGGTTGATCCTCCCAGGCGCAGTCAGGATGCCGCCAGGACGCACGCCGTTCGCTGCAAGCCGCGCCTGCGACCTTTGAATGCTCGTGCCCTGCGTCGCTGCCAGAGCAGCAGCATAGAGCGGCGAAATGCCGACAAGCGGATGGAACAGGCAATTGAAGCGGTCGTGGATGATCTCGCGCGCCGGAACCGTGATGCTGTCGGCCTGCTGACCGGAGAGATTGTCCCGGCTCAGCCGATAGAATACCTGCCCATCGTCGCTGACCAGCGGCTGCACACGGTCGGGGTTGAGCACGTAGAGCGCGACCACGACGCCGCGTCCATCACGCCGCTTCAGGATGTAGGCATTGCCGCGGTCGAGCTTCGAGCCGACCCAGCTCTCGATGAACTGGATGCGGTTCTGGAATTCGTTCGGCTTGCGGAGCACCGGCGAATAGGCCGGGTTCATAGTCTCCTGCCAAACATTGTCCTTCTGAGCGACCAGGCGGATGCGGTTCTTCGATACATCGCTGCTGATGAGCGTCCGACAGGCAAACACGGCGAAGAAGGCCAGCTGCGTGTCGACGGTGAGTTCTTCGTTCCGCTGCCAAGCGCCGCTGAACGGCTCTCGGATGATCGGCCACCACCCGCCGCGGCTATCGGGCGGGGAAAGGTCTTTCTTTCGACTGATCGAGAGGCCGAAAATTTCCACTATGCGGCCTCCTTCTGAGCGATGAGATAATTCGCGGTCACGAACGGATCGATGCGGATCGGAGCGATCGTCCACGGCTTGACCTTGCCGGGGAAGAACAGCAGCCGCGGGTTCGTCTTGCGGCCGCGCACCCGGTAATGGACGCTGCCATACCAATAGACGCCATCGCGCTCGCTCCAGACCTTTTCCTTGCGGCCTAAACTGTAGGCGAGCCACGCCTGGTCAGAGCCGACAAACAGCTCGCCGGAAACATCAGCGCCGTGCTGGTCGAAGTCCTCGAACACCCTTGGCCGACAGCCGGCGCGGATCAGCATCATCGAACCATTGTAAGGACGCTCGCGCTGAGTGCCTTTGAACAGCACCAGATCCTCGGAGCGATCGAACAAAGGATCGAGCGGGCCGCCGACCACGCAATCCAGGTCCATGCAGACGAACCGCTCGCCAAAGATGTCGGCCGCGTCGCGCCGGAACATCGACAGTCTGCGGAAGCAGTTCGGCTTGCTCGGCCCCCATTGCGGAGTGATTTTCTCGAAGTCGCCCGGCGGCATGATGATGTCGATGCTCGGATCGATGCCTTCTGGCGTTGAAGTCACGCAGGCGATCCGGTGCCGCATCCGCAAGTTCCGGCGAACCATATCCGCCCAAACATTGACGTGCTCGGCTTTGAACTGGGTCCGGCAAGCGGGATTGCGCCAGAGCCACGTCAGGACGGTGATCATGCGAGCGCCGATTTGATGACGGTGAACTTGATCACGATCGCTTCGCCCAATGACGACGCCGAGTTATTGCGAACCGAGATTGAAGCCGCTCCAGCGCCAGTGACCCGCCCATTGATGGTGTAGGCTCCGAACGTGCCGGTCGCGTGGTGCGTGCAGACAATCTGATCTCCAGCCGCGACCGTGCTGTTGTTCAAAACGAAGGTGACAATCGTTGCCGCCGCCAGCGCCGTGCTCGTCATCGTGATCTCGCCGGTCAGCTTGTTGAGCGTGACCGCGCTGGATTTGTTGCCGGACTGCGAAACCGTGCCGCCCGCGCCGGCGGCGTAGCCGAACACGGTCGTTCCGGTACGAACACCGTCAGCTCCAGCTGGGCCTTGAATTCCCTGCGGCCCTTGAATGCCTTGTGGCCCTTGAGCGCCAGCGTCACCCTGCGGCCCCTGCGCTCCGGCATTTCCCTGCGGGCCTTGAGGTCCCTGAGGACCAGCAACCGTGCTGTCAGCACCCGCGGGCCCCGTCGGGCCAGTTGCGCCTTGAGGCCCAGTAGCACCAGCGTCGCCCTTCAGTCCTTGCGGGCCAGTTGGGCCAGCCGGACCTTGTGGACCTTCGGGGCCTGCATCGCCGTCCGCGCCTTGTGGTCCGGTAGGCCCCGTGTTCCCAGTTGTTCCCTGCGGTCCCGTCGGACCTTGAGGACCGGTCGGGCCTGGAACCTGACTGTCCGCGCCAGGAAGTCCCTGAATACCTTGAGGACCGGCTGGGCCGGTGTCTCCCGTATCGCCTTTGTCGCCTTTCGCTCCGGCCGCTCCCTGAGGTCCAATCAATCCTGGCGGACCCTGCGGACCGATCGCGCCGTCGCTGCCGTCGTTTCCCTGCGGCCCCTGCGCTCCGGTCGTACCGGTGTCACCTTTGTCGCCCTTCGGCCCAGCTGGGCCGGTCGATCCGTCCGCGCCAGGAGGCCCGCGATCGCCTTGCGGGCCTGCCGGACCCTGTGGGCCTGGAGGACCGGGATCACCTTGATCGCCCTTCGGTCCTTGGCCGCCGGGGACGCCATTATTCTCGAGGTCGCCAAGCTCGTCCCATATGGAATCGAGCTGACGATTGAGGGCGCGTGGTCGGCGCCCCACGTTAGAGGTGTCCACTTTTCTCCAGATACGCAAACAGTGGAGCATAACGGATCAGGAAGTCGTCACGGCGGTCGTGCAGGTAGCGCCATTTCTTCAGTGCAGCGCTGTCGTTGGTCGCGACGACCTGGCGCAGAATCTCGATCGCTTCGACGGGCTTGCCGATGTCGCACAGGAACATCGCCTGCCCGCAGCGGAATATCTGGCGCTTCTCCTCGCGCACCCTACCGTCGAGCCAATATGCCCAGGCTTCAGCGATCTCATCCGGAGTCCATGTGCCGACATCGAGCCGTGCCTGAGCGACATCGTGAGCGCCCCATCGCGCCTTGACGCGGAACACCAATGTCGACCCTGGATAAACCGCTTCGACGAACTCGAAATGATCACGCAGCCGATAGAGGCAAGCCGGGATTTCGTATGACGGGAAGTGGCAGAAGTCCTGCCACGCCATCACCGTGCCTTCGCGAATCCCGCCGCGGAAGTTCTTCAGCATCGCCGAGATCGCCGGCACCCGCTTTGGGGCGTCGTTCACGATCAGCGCGATCGGCTCGTCACCCCAGCGCGCGTGAGCGATCTCGCCGCGGTGAGGCTCGACGAACTCCATCAGCGGGCCGAGGTAGTTGCGGAAAGCCTCATAAGCGTCGCCAATCGGAGCGTCGCTCAGATCCATCCCGCGCTTCTTGTAATGCTCCTCGACCTTGTAGATGTGCCCGCGCTTCGACAGGAACTTATCGAAGGTGTGAACCTTCTGCGTTGCGCCAGCGTCACGAAGCGCCGCGGCGATGTAAGCGGTGGATGCACCGAGCCACGCGCCGAACTCGATGATCGCGCCCTTGCCTGCAGATTCCTTCGCAAGCCGGTAATAGCATTCGCGCTCGGCGTCGGTCGTCATCGCCGGGATTGGCGGAACGCCGGTCAAACTGCGCTCTTCAACGTCGATCATGCTGCGGCCGTCAGAAAGGCATCACGGACTTGCCGCCAATCAGGCCTTTCCCCGTGCTCCCACGCATCGATGTGGGGGTGCCCGACGACCCTACAAACAGCCGCTTTTGCCTGTGCGAGCGCAAGACCATTGCTTTCGCCGAGCATCCACGCTCCGCTGCGGAGAGGACGGGATGAACGCTCCAGCGCGCCGGTTGCCGACCACCGCCGCGTCAGCGCAATGCACGCAGGCTCTTCGGCATGGCGGGAATATGCGCCTGGTCCGCACATCAGACTTGCGGCGCGTCGGAGAATGTCGCGAGCCTGTGCCTGCACAAAATCTCCCCTGCGAATTCCTTGAGGCCGAGCACATGGGCCATTGCGAGCCGGTGATTGCCCTGATTGCCAATGAACACTTCGCCGGCGCGGCCGATCAGCAGCTTCGGAAGCGCTCCGTTTGCCTTGAAACCGTGATCGCGCATGTCCGCGAACATCGCATCAACGCGCCCGTAATACTGAGCGAGCAGCCCCTTCATCGTCGCTTCGCCCCGGATCGGCTCATGCGCTATCCGGCGGGCGTAAAGGTCGGTGAACAGCTCGGTCTCTTCCCAGCGCCGGCCTTCACGGTAGCGCTGAATGATCGAGCGATACTTGGCCGATTCAGCGAGCGCGAAACGCCGCTCCACATCCCAGTCGCCTTCCGCTTCGCCTGCCAGATCGAAGTGCGGCGAAATCTTGAAGCGGATGAGTGCAGGGTCAATCCATTCGACCGACGACAATCTCGTCACCTTCGCGGACTTCTTCGATGATGCTGTAGCCGTGACGCTCGAGCAAAGCCGTCATGCCTTCCCGCGAAGCATAGAAATTGAATGGCCCGCCGATCTCGTCAGGCTGGCCAGCACGCCAGCGATTTGCCCGATTGCGATTGCCGCAAAGCACAACTGTAGCGATCTTCTCCGCCACAGCCGCGAAAATCCTGTCGATGTCGGAACGCAGATAATAAATCGTCCGCACCGCCACCAACGTGTCCATGCCATCCAAGAGGTCTAAGCTGTTGCCAATGCTGCCATTGACGAACTTGGGCGCGGCGAATCTCTTTTCGCGGGCCAGCCACTGCGAATAGAGATTGGAGGCCGACGCATGGCGTTCCTCGCTCTTTTCAAGAGCAATAACCTGTTTGCCCTGCTTGGCGAGTAGCAATGCCAGCACGCCCTCTGCGGAACCGATCTCGATGATCTTCTCGCCGGTGATGAACGGCAGCAGGCGGGTGTATTTATCGGGGACTTCGCCGCGGATGATCGCGGCCTCGTTGTTCCTGTAAGCGAGCGAGCCGGTCACTTCTTGGCGCGGCGCTTGCGCGGAGCGGCTTTCGGCTTCGGTGTCGGCACGGGCGTTTCAGCGGGCGCAGCAGCTTGTGCCGTCCGTGGCTTGTCGGGAGTGATCTTGCCGAGCGCTTGGTAAAGCCGAGCCAAAGGCGCTGAAAGTTCGACCGGCTGGCCCGCCCTGAGCATCCGCGTTGGATAGCCCGGATATTTGAAGTCGCTGGTGGCGTAGAAGGTTTTCGTCGCCATGTCTCGGCTCCTCGTAAAAAAGGAGGGCGGGCCCAAGGGAAAGACCCGCCCTCGCGCCGGGCGTTAGGTGTTGGTTGCGCCACCCCACGCTGCGCCGGTCAGATAGACCGCCGCGTTCGACCGACGGCGCGCCCAGTTAAGGATGCGCTCGCAGCGGAAGCCGACGCTGTTCGTCTGCCACAGGCTGACCATCGAAGTTGCCGTGGGAGTCACGGTGTCGTTCGTCGGGTTGTCGAGCATCTGCAGCGATGCCTCGCGGCTGACATCGACCATGAACCCGCCATCGTCAGCGTAATAAATCTCACTGGGCAGAACAGCCACAACGACGCCGGAAGGCACCGCCTGAGAAGTGACGACAGGAATGTTCATGATGTTCCCGCCACTCATTGAGATGTTCGGGAATTCGGCCTGACCAAGAGCGTTGATCGAGAACGATGCGCCCAAAGCAGTGCCAGTGCGCATCACCAGGACTGGCGTCTGCCCGTCCATGTTGTTGTTCACGAACACCTGAAGCAGGTTACGGATGTCGAGCCGAATGTCGTCGGCGTCGCCACTGCCGCTAGCAGCGATCGAAATCGCACCGTAGGCAATGGATGCCGGCTCGATGTTTGCCGAACCTGCATTGGTGGGATCGATGAACGAATCATCGATCAACGCCACGAGCGCGTTCGTCATCTCGTCACGAACCAGCGTCTCCGCGCTGTAGGAAGCGCCGGCGAGCAGCTCTTCCGTCAGAACGACGATGTTGGCGCACTTGAGAGGCTCAAGGAACGTCTTGTCGACATTGAACGCAGTCAGGGGCTTAGGCTTGCCTTCCCCGACCCAGGCACCGCCACCCGCGAGGGTCTGAACGCCAAGAGCAGTCCGGAAGGGCACCCGGCGCAACGCAGGGATGTTACCCTGGCCGAATTTTCCGAGAACCGTCTGCGGACGGAGGAAGTTAGCGAAGTCCGAGAAGGCGCCGCCCTCGTCGAGAACGAGATCGGCCATCGCGGTTCCGGAAATCGTCGATCCGGCGACCACGTTGTTCTTCTCGAAGCCCTCAAACTGAAGCTTGTTCGAACCGCGCAGGTCGAGACGCTTGAGCGTGCCAGCCGCGTTGCTGTCCTCGCCGTAGCGATCGTTTGCGATACGAACCGCGCGGCTCATGTCGCCCTGCGCCATGCCGAGAGCCTTGACGAGGCGGGCGAATTCGATGCCCGGCTCGAGCTTCTCCTGGCCTTTGACGATGATCTTACCGTCGCGGCTTGCAGAGCCGTTCTTGGAATTCTCACCATTGACCGGAACAGCCTTTTCCGCGGCACTGGCCTGCAGGCTCTTTAGGCGCTTCAGGTGATCGTCGATCTCCTTCACGTCGGCTTCGTTGCCGTCGAAGGTCTCCTTCTGCTCGGCGTCGAGGGTCGCACCCTCCTCGGCTGCCTTCTCCATGATCGCCTCGTTGGCGGCGACCAGGCCCGCACGCTTCGTTTCGAAAGCGGCGATCTGCTCTGCATAGTCTTTCATGTGCCTGTCCTTTTGATCTGGCGAATGACGAAAGGTTTCGCCCGGTCGCGGGCAGGTGCATCCAGCTTCACCACGCGGACGGATTTGCCGGTCGCGGCTTCGTCCTTGGGCGGTGCTGGAATCTCAGGATCGGGAACGCCGTGCTCAGCGCGGAGCTTGGCGTCGATGCTCTTCACCTCGGTGATCAGAGCCTCGGCGTTCGCCGGAATGGTGACTGCGGAGAGCTCGTAAACCTCGGTCTCGATGAACCGGATTCCGCCGCCCTCCATGAATGCAAATTCGATCGCCCGAAAGCCAATGCTGACGGCGCGGACCAAGCCTATCTTGATCGACTGCCACGCCTCGTCCAGACGATCCTTGAGCGTTCCTGGCTCGTCGGTAGAAGCAACTTCCGCCTCGAAGTCGATGCCGGCCTTCGTGGGCTTGTCGAACTTCACTTGGCCGATCGGCTTGTCGTGCTCGTGCTGCCACAGCAGCGGCAGTGGATTGTCGAACTTGACGCCCATCGGCTCGATGATGTCGCCAACGCGGTCGACTGCCGGGGTCGTGGCAATGCCGCGAATAATCCTCTTGCCCTCGTCGATCGATTTGATCGTGAGAACGGAATAGGCGCGATTATTCATCGTTCGCCTCCTTCAAATGATCATCATTTCGTAGGTCTTGGTCTCGACCTCATTGGGAGCGACACCGAACGCCATCGCCAGCGCCACCATCCCGTCGATCCGGGTCGCCGACTTCGCCTTGTTGAGCTTGCGCCCACCGGCCGGATCGGTCGTCACAACCGCGTTCGCCGCGCACATCGTCAGCACCGGATGATTGCCGTGCCT